TAATCTCATTCTGATTGACAGAAGTGCGGAGCATGAGCCACGTCTGCTGCTCAAGGGGGATTTCGGTCCAGTCGATGACCTGGGTTCCCCCAGGACCGAGGAGCGTGTTATCCACGGCAACACTAATGACGTTGTTGCTCTTGACTTTAACCTTGAGTATCTTGCGGCTGGGGCCGTAGTAGTTGGACGAGTATTCGTCCGGAAGACCGCCAGGAGGCGGCGTCGGCGGATTTACAGGCGGGGTGGGTATAGGAAGATAGAGATCTGACTTGACCCGCTCGAAGTACAGGCGCTTGAGAACGCGCACCTTGCAGGTGTCGGCCGCGACGACGCCGGTGTCGTAGGATCCCTTACAGGTCCGGATGTAGGATTTGAGACCATCCGGCAGGGAATAGTTGGTAGCCCTGGCGATGGGCCAGTTCTTGTTGTGCGAGACAGCGCAGAGCTCGACATAGCCGGAGATGCCGGCGCAGGAGATGTCGAATTCGTAGTGCGAAGACTTGAGTAGATACTTCGCCTGTACACCCAGACTGTTTTGCCAGAATTGGGTGGTACGGTACTTGAGATCATTGTTCGGAGTAGGATCCGCATTGAGAGTCTGGTATGCAAAATTCTGACGGTCGAATGAGCCGATTTGCATGACGTTGAAGCGCGCGCCCGCGGCTGCAGACGGGGAGTATTTCAACTGCCAGACGGCAGAGTGGTTGTTGATGGCCTGGACACACCACATTATAGGCTGCTCGGAGCAGAGGTCGTAGAGGAGGGGCGTGCCACCTGCGTGGACAGTGTCGCCGATGTGGTAGAAGGCCTGATCGTTAAGTTGCGTCTCGCCGTAGGTACGGCCCTGAAGCTTCTTGACGGCTGTGCGAAGGTTTGTGAGACGCTTGTTAACATCCTTGCGAGTGCGGGCGTATTTCTTTTTAAGATGCATCCCAGCAGGCCGACGCCGAATAGGCATAGTGCGCATAGTACGCCGGGATTGAGGGTTGGACCCTGCTCTGGCGCCATTGGGCATGGTCGCAGAGGGGTGGGTGTGTTTACTATATGTAAAACAAAAAAAATCCTCGTCTGTCGACTCGGAGGTGTCTCGGAGGTGTCTCAGAGGTGCCGGGTAATACTAGACCGGCACCAACCTTTGAGACGATTTAGATCTGCCCGAGTTCATTCACCGTGTTGAAACACACAATGTGATCGATGCGACGCATCAACTGCGACAAACGATCGGTGGAATCGAGATCATGATACCAGAAGTCTGGATGCTTGGGGGAGGTGATAACGATGGTGTCAGCGACGAAGTGAACCATACCTCCCTTGGTTTCGACCTGCATAGGATAGCGGTCGAGGAGACGGAGGAGAAATCCGAAGGGAAGCTGCCCACGGAATTCATCCATGATAACGACCTTGTGGTTATCATATCCATTGAACCACTTGCCGTTTTCAGGGCCCCACATATAAGCGTCAGGATGCTGCTCGAAGGCAGTCCTGGTCTTGTTGGTGCCGGTAAGCCCATGATAAACGCTGACATCTTTGGCAGTGGCAGCGGACCGAGGCTTGGCGATGAGTGCATGGAGTGCATCGACGCCACGGGAGTATTGAAGAATAGCGACGGGGTTGACCTCAGCGAGTTCACGCCGCGTAATACCAGAACATATCTGGGCGGCTAAGGTCTCGAGATCGGTGCGGGTGCCTGGAGCCGATATCTGACCATAAACAACTGGGGATTTGTCCTCTTTGGCGCAATAGTTACTAGCCTGAAGAGCCGTCTTTATGCGCTGTTCGAAGTGAGCTCTGGGAAGCTTCTTCTTGAAGGTGTTGAAACGGACCTGAGCTCCCAACTCCAGATACCCCTGGAGATGGGGTGTCTGATCAGGTTCTGGGTCCCAGTGCTCCTTCCCGTAGGTCAGGTAAGTACATTGGGGCTCCAGCGCCTTTAACTGTAGATAATCAGAGTCAGTAGGATGGTTTATGGTGAAACAAATGTTGCGGATCCGAGCGGGAGCCGTCATGTGGTTTTAATATATAAGAAAGAAAAAAAGAATATGACGTTTTTTCGTCGTGCGAGTGCGGGCACTAAACGACAGGTTTTGATAACCACTGCCTGGGGGGTTGCACCCCCCAGACCCCCCGCCGGGAGAAGAATGGGGGGCTGCCGCCCCCCAAACCCCCTGCGGGGACCCCGACTAGGAAAGGGAATTACCCAGGTAGTCTGCCCATACCACGACGCGGCGCATCTGTACGCCGAACCGCTTGTTGAAGTCGAGTCCGGGCGGGTTGTACTGGGGAGGATCGTACGGCGGGGCATGGTCAATGGCAGTCTTAATCTCATTCTGATTGACAGAAGTGCGGAGCATGAGCCACGTCTGCTGCTCAAGGGGGATTTCGGTCCAGTCGATGACCTGGGTTCCCCC